CATATCAAATGCAACATTCGCAACATTCACAAATGCTCTTTTTACGCTATATTGGTAGTTTCCAATAAACAAGTTTACGATGAATTCGACAAGAGCTGAAAAGAGATTCCAGATAAAAGCAACTTGATTATAAATGTAGGCTCCTAACATAGCAATTGCTCCGGCTATAATACCCGTGGCGCTAACTGATGTACCAGCAAAGTGATTAATAGCTCCAACAGCCGCATAAAAAAGACCTATTAATAAAACAATACCAGCGATTACTAATCCTATTGGATTCGCCATCATAGCTGCATTCCAGTACCATTGGGCAACAGCAACTGCAATTGTCGCTGCTTTTACAAGCGTTAAATAGGATACAAAAGTAAAAAATGCCCCGCCCACACCTATGATAATTGGACCTAAAATTGACCAGTGGTCGTACATAAATCCACCAATAGCCATGATTTGACTGATTGTCCAGGTTGCCACTGCTGAGAGAACATATAAAGAATCAACAATACTTGAGATTGTACTTTGAAATTTTTCATTATTAGCTATTTCATTTAGCTTTTGTAAAACAGGTTGAAACGCCCAAAGAGCTTGATTTTTAAAGCTAGTCCAAATCTCAGAAAAAAGTATAGGCAAGTTCTCGAAGGCTGCATTCGTTTCTTCTGCCGCAGAGAACATTGCATTTTTAACAATATCGGCAGTAATCATACCTTCCGATGCCATTTTCCTTATAGAGCCTATTGGAACTTCTAAATAGTCGGCAATACTTTGAATAATGTTTGGAGCACTTTCAAACACTGCATTTAATTCCTCGCCTCGTAATACCCCCGAACCAAGTCCTTGTGTTAATTGTAATAAAGCTGAACTCATTTCTTCCGTTGTAGCCCCTGCTATTTTGAACTTTTTATTCAATTGTTCTGCAAAAGCTACCATTTCTGCAGTACTACTGAAAGCATCTTTTGCATTTGCTCCAACCTTCGCCACGATGGCGGCAGTATCCATATAGGAGGCTCTTGACCTTTCTGCCGAATCAAAAATCATTCGCTCAAGTTCAACGGTAGTTTGGCGCTGATCATTAATTAAGTCTAAACGCGCAGAAGTTTGAGCTAAAGCATCCGAAATACCAAGTACATCACCTGCTGCTTGTATACTCAGGTAAGCAGCTAATATCCCTCCTAACTTACCAAGTAATCCATCAGCTGCATTAGTCCCTTGAGTTATTTCCTGATTGAAATCTTCTTGCGCTGCATCCGCCTGTCTAATTTCTTGTTCGATTTCATTAAATGCTAATTCAGCTTGATTTAATTCACGTCTTGCGGCTTGTATACTAGCGGTATCTATCGCATTACTTGAGGCGCTTTGTAATGATTCAAAACTACTTAATACTATATTCATTGCACTATTCATGGATTGAAAAGCTCTGGACATTCCGTCCGTTATTTGAATTGATGTCCGAATCGTTGCCATCTTTCTCACCGCCTTTTGGGTAAACAAAAAAGAGCGCGAAATTCGCACTCTAAAGAGATGTTATCTATTCTGTTATTTACTTAAACACTTACTCTATATTCGCCACTCACATGTTTATATAGCTTTGTTTTGCAATGTGGGCATTTAGCGGTTTTTGTAATCAATTTCAATTTATTTTCACAAGTAGGACATTCGAAAGATTTTGAAGCAGCCATCTTAAAAGGTACTATAATAAAAGCTCCTAACAGTATTATAAAAAATAAGCCTATTATCACAAATAATATTGTTGATAACATGTCTTCACTCCTCGATTAAATATATTCCTTAAGCATACATCAAAAAGTGGAAAATTATAACTACTTTTATTTCTTTCGAGCTGCTTTTCGTTTGATTTCATTCTGTTCTTTCTTCTCCGCATCCATCTTGATCTGTACACACGCTATCACCATTGCTTTTTCGTATTTCGGCAAGGAATCGAACTCAGACGGCCACTTATGAAACTTATGCAGACAGTAGTATGCTACATTTGCTTCATAATCGCCGTCATTTATTAGTTTTTTGCTTCTTCTACAGCCTCTTCCATCTCTACATCAAAAAGGTTAACTTTCTGAACAATATTCAAGTATTCCGCATATTCACCTGCAAGTAGCATTGTTTTTAGGAGTGCTTCGGCTCCCATTACTCCGTATGATTTCTGAAGTTCAGCATCATGAAGATTTGGAAAAATGGTACACTTCACAGCTAAAGATGCCAAGTAGGAAGGTACGTCAGTTGTAGCCTGGAATACATTCTTCTTCCCTGGTAACGGCAGTCTTTTTGTATGGAGTTTTCTTAAAGCGTCATCTTCTACAGAATCGATTGAACCTACTTCCCATTCAATTGGTTTAGTCTCAGGTCTTCCGTTTTTATCAATCTTTTGCTCACCTGTTTCCTCATCGATTATAGGTTCAATAAACCTTTTTGAGACCACATGTTTTTCAATTTCTGATTTCAATGCGTTTTGCGCTAAAAATGCTGTTAAATTACTCATATTTATTTCCCCTATCATATTTGTATTTGATTTTATTCATAATAAAAGCCCACCGAAGTGGACTCATCAATTTAAAGCATTGCATTAAGAATGGAGAATTTCTCTGGCATTTCCCAATCCTCAAATGTGAAGCTAATTTCATCTTCCAAATAATCCGCATCTGCATCTAATAAAGCAAGTTTCCCACCGTCTAAATTACAATCAATCAAGATTACTGTTTGACGCCCAACAGATGAAGACTTATCTTCATTTGTGACCTGCATATCAAAGTAAGTATCTTCACCAGTTTCTTTATATCGATAAAGAATTTCGCGGAAAATAGATGTATTAAAGTGAAATGTCGCACTTGCCTCATATTCAGCACCAGATGATTTATTACCTTTGGAAATCTTCCCTAATATAGGTACTTTGGTTTTTGTTTTAGTCATGTCGGCATCAATATTAATCGCTTGAGCAAAGTTATAACGATTACCTTCAATTGTAATAAAACATTCACCCTGTCCTCCGTTAATTGCATCCTTAGCGTGCATTGTATTTCCGAAGTATTGAAGATTAAGTTTTAATAATTTTTCTTTCATCGATATCCCTCCTTATGCAACCGTAGTTGTAATATAAAGTTGTGACATGGCAACATTTACTTGCACTACTTCATTAGCCACTACAGACTTCTTAGAATTTCCTTCTTCAACTACTAATGCTTCTTTATCGTAATTTTCTAATGCTCGTAATCTCTGCAACTCAAGTCTTTGAGCAACAATATCTTTCCAGAAAGTTATACGTCCTGCTTGATCATTTGGCACTTGACCAAGATAACGGGTGTTAAACAAATGAGCAGTATCAATAGCAATCTGATCTAGCACACGGATTACTTGATTCATACTAAAATCTTCGTTTTTATCTGTAGTGAAGGAAGTAAACGTATTAACATCCTCCAATACTCGAGTTTCCGTACCAACCTTGTGAAACACGAATTTACCGCTATTTAGCAAATCGGTTAGCTGAGGTTGGGTTTTAGTCTCAGTCATACTCAAAGTATGCTCACCATCGTATTTTTTGTTAGTATTCGATTTATTAACTGCTACACCTGCTTGAGCGCCTGCTGTCCAATAAACAGCACCGAAAATTTCTTCCCCTTCACCAATTGCATCATTTTGAACATCAATGACACCTTCATGGTCTGCAGCACCTAGCTTATGTCCAACTAACTGAAACTTACCTCCAACCTGATCTCGAATACGTTTTGTATACTCCACATAAAGAGATTTAATAGTTTGGTCATCAGATAAGCAACCAAGTGTATTAAACCCGTATGCTTCCAGATCATCTAAAGCAGTTTGATGGGCACCACCATTTGTTAACGCCGTTGCACCGTTCAGCCCTCCAATTAAGGGTGTTCCAGCTGTTGCAACTAATGTTGTACCTGTTTTAAACGTTACAAAATCATTTGAAACGAGTTCTACAGTAGTAGCAACAGTTTGTTCGTCCACTAACATGTTTTCTAGTAGTGTTTGTACATCAAACTTTGTAGGCTCGTCCACATTCGGTTGAATGATTATTTTGATAGCATTACCTCTTATGCCTTTATACAAAGCTTTTGCAAATTCATTTTCAGCAGCTGTTCCACCTATATTTAACTTTGCAAAATATACTGTAATTGCATTTTTAAAGATATCTCGTATACCTTTTAATTTCACATCTGTGTAATCATATCCAAAAATCTTACGCGAATTCTTTTGTAAATCCTCAAGCGTAACAGCAAATATATCGTCATCTACTCCCCAATCAAGTGCAATCGGAAGAGCTGAATAACCACGATCCGCTAAATTAACGAATGCACGAGCTGCTGAAATAAAATTGTGATACGTACCAGGTAGTACTTTGTTTTGTGTTAAAAACGTTCCTCCACCTAATGCCATTATTCATTCACCTTCCCTTTCATAAAATCATTTAATTGCTGATCTACTTCATCAAATGTATATACTCGGCCATCCTTCAATAAGGCATTTAATACATCTCGTTGAAATGCATACTTCTTACTGGATACGAGCTGTTGTTTTGAGAACTTAAATTTTGCTATTTCTTTAGACTGTTGTTCTACAAAATCAAATGTAGACTCTTCAATTGGTTGTTTTATTGGCTTTTGTTTAGCCACAACACATCACCTCTTCAATCCACTATTTAGTTTTAAATCCTCCATTTTGTCTAATGGATTCGTCACTTTATATACATGGAAATTGTAGTTAACAAAAAAGTGAAGCACTCCATCTATAACCTCACCTTTCATTTTCGTACCTCGGAGTAAATCACCATTTATTAGTTTTATATACTCCATTTCATTCATGAGCTTGTTAGCTGTGCTATAGGCATCCATATAACCAGGACCAAAATAGTGGATATCAAACGGTA